GCGGCAGGAATCGTTGCGCTATAAAGCGAGTGTATGAACCAAGGGAAGAACACCAACTTCCACTCACTATCTCCACTCTCGGCCTGTAAAACCAAGTCATGAAAGTAGTCGCCGTAAGCATTCGGAGTGGACTCAATAACAATCTGACCGTCACCAACAGACGCACTGACGGTGGCCATCACTTCCTTCTGGTCGTCATAGAAAGCAAACTCGGACAGGTGAGCACTACTCATCGAGAAAGACCGAGTACCACCCTTACCACCAGCAGTAAACACACGTACATTCGCACCCGTGTCCTTGAACTTCAGAGTCTTCGCACTCGCCTTCTGCAACGGCTTTCTAAGAGGAGCAGGTAGGTTCTGGTAAAACGTCTTCTCCATCCGATGTAGGTCTTCTGCCGACTGACGTGTGTGAGATACCACAGCGAAAGTCTGAGGATGAAGAGCCGTATACGCATTCCAAAAGTGCCACGCCCTACACAACGTAGAAACACCCAGGTGCCTGGCCTTGAGAACAATGACACGGTCATGCTCCTTCAAGACACCTATCAGCTTCTCCTGAGCCTCGTTCAACCGAAGACGGGTCAGCCTCTGCTTCTCCTTGTTCATCACCGTCAGGCGGCCAATGAACTCGTCAGGATTCCCAATAATCCCCTTAGCTAAAGACTCAGCGTTCTTTCTCACTTCGCCGCTTCCGTATCACCCACATCAATGAACTCAGGCTTAGAACCATCCACATCCTTACCCGTCACCCAACAAGCCAACTCAACAGTCTCTGTCTTCTTGAAGTCCGTTGTCTCAGTCAACATCGGCCTAGCCTTGTCCAACAAAATACTAGCAGCCCGCAACCGATCCGCATGCTTGGCAGTGTCATCCAACATGACCTCCTCCAATACATCCACAGCACTCATCGCCTTGTCGTTGATCGCCTTCTGCAACACGTTCCGACGCATCACCTGACGCTTCTCCAACTCCTGAGCAAACTCAGATCGCTTGTGCCACCCCCACACAGTCTGACGATTTACCTTCAACACGCCAGCAACCTGACCATTAGTCATGCCATCCGCTAGCATGTCCAAGGCCTTCAACTGGTTCTGGTTCAAAGGTGGTCGGTTAGCCATCTATGCCCGATAGTAGCCGATTTGGGCGGTTGGGGGTTGGTATTTTTTGGGAGGATATCGAGTTGTAAGGGGCGGGATGTACAATACTACAGCGCTGGGAAGTTGGTCCGGCTTGATTGGGGGCCCCCCACCCCCGCGCATGCACACACACACGCTCGCGCGCACGCACACACGCAGCTGCGCGTAGGCGCACGCCAGGCACGCACACGCACACGAGGCGCACACACACCCACACGTGCGAGGTTCGGTGTTCAGCCTACCCACCACACCGCCGGGTTCGGAACCGGGGGCCACGGGGGAACCTGGAGCCGGGGATAGGCATTGAGAGCAGGGAGTCAGGGCTGGAGAGTACTGGGCAGAAGAGGGTGAGAGATCCCACCCCATCCACCCTCACGCCCCGCAATCATTCCACCACGTCAACAAACCCCACAAACCGAATACCCCCGCTTACAGGCTCCAATGGCCGATATTCAGACTTTTTTTGCCTCTGTCTCATTTTTCTGTAGACATCCCCGTTGACCGCCCGGCAACATGTGGATACTTGGCCTTCAGTCAAGCAACCCAAACCACCACAGGACAACAACATGAAACGCTCATTCAACATCACAGTTACCATCGAAACGGCTGGCGATAACCACTGGATTCACACTCATTCACTGCGAAATGAAGAACTAATTTCACTCACCCCCGAAAAGGTAGAAAGTGAAATTAGCCATCGTCTCCACTACCTCGGTAAAGACCTCCTCAGCGACACCGATGGCGTAACCCTGACGCGGGTAGCAGTTGAAACCGCATAACCATCAACCCCATGGGGGGCGCAAGCCCCCCACAACCACCACAGGAATACGACATGACTACCACCATTACCCCCGGATGCTTTGACGAATATGGCGACGGACACACCACCCACGACAACGAGTGTCACTTCTGCCTAGAGGCACAAGAGGAAGCCACGAGGGACTTTCTCAAACGCCAGTTAGGCGGCAACATAGGCCTCAATGCGGACTGGTGCGTATCCGCTTGGCACATCTACGTGGACGGAGAAGACCGATACCTCTTGGACATGGAAGACGGCACATACGAGGTAGTCACACGCAAGTATCGAGAAGACGACAACGACGACATCGAAAGCGTCGAGTCATTCCCGGAATCACGGTTGGTGGAATGGGTCATGCGATACAAGTCCCTCACCACAACCCAAGAGCACCCATGTGACGCATGCGGCGTACCCGTACCAGAAGATGAGCACCTAGGGCACGACAAGCCAAACGGCGACACCGAGTATCTATGTGAAGACTGCTTTAATCCCCAAGACTAACCAACACACTAACCACCACAAGGAACGACATGAACACCAACGACCTATCACCACAAGAAGCGAAAGACCTAAGGCTACTCCTTGAGCAGGTAACCGACCTGCGAGAAGAGCAACTGTCAGACATTGGAAAGGACTTTCCTTTTACTGAGCCAAAAGAACGCGACGAAATAAGAGGCCACATCAAGCGCGAGATCAACATAGCAAAACGGGTGCTGGCACACCTAAACCAACCAGCACACACGATAGACACCCCACTCCAAGGGACCATAAACATTCATGATGCTTTCGTGACCATGACTGTTCCCGTCTCGGTTGCCATGCGCGTAGCCGACAACGAGTTGGGAGATAGCCACACAGACGCAGTGTTCAACGTGGAAAAGATGCTGACCCAAGACCTTGAGGAAGAATACGGAATCACCCTTGAGTTGGCACAAGAACACCACACCAAACAGGGGCACTACCCCCTCAGCTGCGCTGACTAACCAACAACACAGGAGAGACGAGTCCGATCCTCGCTGGCCAGCCCCGGCCATATCTACGGGGCACCCACCACACCCACCACACAGGAACATCATGTACCGCCTATATGTAAAACTCCCAGACTCCAAGCGCTTCTCACCCGTTGACTGGAACACGGGAACGCTCGTAACAAACCTAATCTACGCCACACTATTCACAGAGCAGGAGAAGGCACACCTGATAGCAAACGACTTGGCACACCCAGACAACGCGCACATAACATTCGAGTTTAGACGCGCCTCCTAACCACCACACACCCACCACCACAAAGGAACACCATGTCACAAGTACCAGCGAGCGCCGCACTATGGACGGGCACCACAACCAACACCAAAACCGGGGACATCCCCACACTATGGATAGGCACCACAAGAAAGGAAAGCCTGGCTAGCTGTGATGGATGCCCACTACGCCCCAAGTCAGTAGGCGGAAACGGATCCTGCTATGCACAGGGAGGCACACCAGCGATAGCACATAGCAGCATGATTAGAGCCCTGAAACGTGGCAAGGATTACAGCCTACGGCAAGCACTCAAGACAGCCAAGCGTAGTGCAAAGATGGCACGGTTCGGTGCTATCGGGGATCCCGGAGCACTGCCCAAGTCATACCTGGATAAGGCTATCGCAGCCGTGCGGTCTATCGGTCTTGACGTGGTCGGATACACGCACCACTGGCGAGTCAAGCCACACCTTGCGGGCGTATTCATGGCTTCATGTGATGACCTATCCGAGGTCGACGGCGCGCTAGCCGCTGGGTTCCGCGTTGCCGTGGTTCTACCCTGGAACCACGAGGGTAGATTCACCACACCTAACGGAGCCAAGGGGATTGTATGCCCTGCCATGGAAGCCGAATCCAAGGGTCGCAAGGTCACCTGTAATGATTGCCGACTCTGCGACGGTAGCAAGCCCGGACCCGTGATCGGATTCCCTAACCACGGACCACAAGACAGCCACAAACGACGCGCGGCTAAGAATCAGCGAGCCCTGATAGGATCACACGGCCACCACACACCAGAAGACAGGCGAGCCCTGGCCCTTCTAAACCTCGATATCTAACCCACCACCACCACACACAAGGAATAGAACCATGAA